CCCGACACCGCCGCCGCCCCCGCCCCCGCCCCCGCACCCGGCGACACTGGCATCGGCCGGCGTGCAACAGGCGGCACAGCAACAGGAGCTCGAAGCCGCCGCGGCCTCAGGACAAGGCTTCTCCGATACCATCAAGACAGGCTCGCTCGGCGCGCCGAAACCGAATACGACCTCGGGCGCGGAAACCCTGGGGCAAGGATGAGCTTCGCCGGGCTAGGATCGCGTGTCGCTTCGCCGCCCCCGCCGCCCGTAACACAGGTGGCCGGCGGACCGCCGAACGCATCGTCGGGCGCCAACCAGGCGACCATCGGCCAGGCGCATTACGATCGCTCGACCCTCGGTGAGCCCGCCGACGCAACGCCGGCACCGAAATTCGGCCAGCCGACCGGCCAAAAACAAACCCTGGGGCCCTGATAAATGGCCGACGTCGCCACCGCTCCGTACACCGAAATGTCAGCCTCGATGCTGTCGCAGCAGCCGCTTACGGCGCCCGACATTATCAACAAGCGCGATAGCGTATGGAGCACGTTCTTCCTGCACTGCGAAGCGCGGCTCGGAATGCTGCGTAACTGGCGCTATTCCTGGTGGGCGCATTGGGCCCGCCTCGCCGAATACTTTATGCCGCGCCGCTATCATTGGCTCGTGGTCGCCAACCGCATGTCCCGTGGCAATCCAATCAACGACGCCATCATTGACTGCACCCCAACCTTGGCGGTCAACGTCTGTTCGTCCGGATTGTGGACCGGCATGACGTCGCCCTCGCGCCCTTGGTTCGCCTTCGAAACGGCGCTCCCAGGCGTAAAATTAGACCAGGCCGCTACCGGATGGATCCAAGACGCACAACGAAAAGCCTACCAAATCCTTAACGAAAGCAATTTCTATCAGGTTATGGCGCAGGCGTTTCAAGACGTCGTGGTTTTCGGAACCGCGCCGGTCATCGTGTACGAGGACTATGAGGATATCATCCGGCTCTATCTGCCGTGCGCGGGCGAATACTATCTCGCCGCCGGCGGCCGTCTCGATATCACCGATCTCTATCGCGAGTTCACGTTCACCGTGAAAGAGATCGTCGATATGTTCCAGATGGAGAATTGCCCGGAGCCAGTGAAGAAACTGTTCGCCCAGGGCGGCAGCTCTCTGGATAACGAATTCGTCGTAGCCCACGCCATCGAGCCGAATTTCGCCGTCGCCAAGCAGCAAGGCGGCGATAAAGAAGTCTCGATCGTCCCCGCCGGCTTCGCTTACCGCGAAATATACTGGCTAAAAGGCATCAATACAGCGCAGCCATTGAGCAAGCGCGGCTTCCATAAAAAGCCGTTCATGGTCGCGCGCTGGTCAACTGTGTCCAATGACAGCTACGGCCGCTCGCCGTGCATGGATGCTCTAGGAGACAACAAACAAATCCAGTTGGAAACGCGCCGCAAGGCGGAATTCATCGACAAGGGCGTGCGCCCGCCGATGGGCGCTAACGTCGAATTAAAGAACGAGCCGTCATCGATTATCTCCGGCATGATTACCTACATGAGCACGGAGGGCGGCAAGAAAGGCTTCTGGCCGCTGTTCGAGCCACAAGCGCAATGGCTCGCCGGGATCACCGCGGATATCGATAAAGTCTCCGCGCGCATCGACCGCTGTTTGTTTGTTGATGTGTTTATGGCGATCACGCGCATGGAAGGCGTGCAGCCCCGCAACGAATTGGAGCTCACCAAGCGCGACCTGGAACGCTTGCAACAACTCGGGCCGTTCATCACGCTATTCGAAAACGAATTCGGCAACCCGTTCTTTGAACGCTTGCTCGATATCATGCAGCGCCGTCGTATCTTGCAACCCATGCCGCCGTCGCTGCGCAGTGTGCCGCTAAAAATCAAATACACTTCGATCATGCGGCTGGCGCAACTGTCGGCCGAAGCCGTCGGCATGAAGGACTTTTTCGGAACCATGGGCGGCCTAAGCAGCGCGGCAAAAGCTGCCGGCGTGCCCGACCCGCTGCGCGTCGTCAATCTGGATGCATCGGCGCGGCACTTCGCCGAGATAACAAACGTGCCCGCAAATCTGTTGTTCACCGATCGCGAAGTCATGCAGCACGATCAAATACGCCAGAAGGCCCAGCAGCAAGCGCAGGCGCCAGGGCAAGCAATGGCCGCTGTCAATGCCGCTAAAACCCTATCGGATACGAGTTCGTCAAGCGATAACCTGCTTGGTCAAATACTTGGCGGGCAGGGAGGTGGCGCTGGTGGCCCAGGTGGCTAAGTTCGAGGACGTAGCACTGCCGAAAATCGGCCGCGCCTCCGCCCGAGATCGTATCGTCCCCCGAATGGAAGCCGCGCTGAAATGGATCGTTAGCCAGCACAGTCATGACCCGCGATATCACACGACGTTTGCCGTCATGCGTGACGCGATCGACGCTATCAAAGACCTGGAACGCTTCCTGATAAACCGATGAGAGAAGAGAAAGCCGAGAAAGAGGAAGTGGGCTATACGGCAGTCGCCATGCTGAAAAGCGAACGCTGCAAGCTTTGCAAACACTTCCTGCCTCTGCACGACAAGTGCGCGCTGGTGAAGGGCCGCATCAGCCCCGGTGCATGGTGCCGGTTGTTCAAGAAAAAATAATGCTGACTTTGGTGGTCACGCTCTGTCAGATCCACGGCGCGGCTCTTTGCGTCGAGGAAATCGTCACTGACAGCAATATCGACCCGACGCTGAATGCAATTTCCTGCCAGGTCCGCGCGCAACAAAGTTTCCCCGAATGGATCGAGGAGCATCCGAAATATATCGGCTGGCGCGTGGCGAAGTGGAAATGTGTGACAGGAAAGTATGTGATCCCGAACGATATCTAGGACCCCTTAACCCATTTAGTTGCGCGTAGGGAAGATTGGTTGCGCGTAGGGAAGCTACGCGCAACTAAAGCAACAGGAGAAGAAAATGTGGAAAATCACATGTTTAGAAAGCCTGTTGCTCACAGGCTTTCTCGCAATCATGCTGATCTATCTACTACTTGCCTATCAGTGACGTGGCGGCATCAACGATCCCATTCCGCCGCCGCCCATCAAACAACTCAGCAATCCGAAAACGATGTAGATCACCAGGATTGCGACGAATGCCCACAGAATAATTCCGATGATTTGGGCGATGATCGGAATGCCGATGTACGGCAGCAGTAACTTTATGACCGACACGATCGCCATCACTATGACGACGTAGATGCAGATTTGTTCTAACCACGGTAACGAAAAACAAGCCATCGTCTCCTCCTTTGGTTTGGTTTAAGCTGACATACACTCACACGGAGCTATGTACATCGTCGGATGGCTATAGCTCTTCTTGGGCATGTTGGCGTGGATCGCGATGGCAAGCGCAATGCCGGCGATCAAATAAAGTAGCTCGATCCAAATCGGGTTCTCTTTGGTCATGCCGGCCAAATCCCTTCTATCGCCTCAAGCACCGCCTCTACCGATATCCCCGCCATGCAGGCGTGACGCGGATGATCGTAGTCCTGTCCCGGCGGATTGATGCACGGCCCGCGCGGCATCCGCGATATTTCCGGATCCTCGCGGAAGCACGGCTGGCAGGGCAGATTGAGGCTTATGTTGTGGTTGCGATCGTATCCAGCCGCCGTCCATTGCGTCGATCCCCACAGGATGACCGCCGGCGTGAACCACTTGTGCCCATCGGGATTTTCCCACTCGATGTTTGTCAGGTGATTTGTCCAGCTATCGACGCCGATGTGGAGCTCGGCGTTCGCCATCAGCGCGATTGAGTTGTACAAAATCTGGCCCATGAAGGTGTGATCGGCACCGTTGATCCGCGGATCGTCCTTGCTCCCGATCTGATAGAACGGAATATCGGGACGGTCAGCAATCACTTGTTCCCATTTTTCTTTGCTCCAATTCTTATAGACCGACCATCCGGCGTATGGATGGATTGTGGCATAGCGCGCCGGCAGACCTTCGGGCCTCGGCGGCTTGCTCAGCGTCAGGTGCGAAAGTTCGAGAACAAAATCGACCGCTTCGGTATATTTATCGAGCCCCATTTCATCGGCGAAATACTCGATCAAATGCTTTCGCATCGGCTTTTCCGGATAGCCTTCGTGCAGCGGGTAGCCGATCAGATTGATGACCTTCTCGTAATTGTTCTTGAGCGCGTATTGCTCAAGGCCGGCGCAATCGAGCCCCTGGTCAACTCCGGCCGCTTGCATCAAGCCGGCCAGGCTGTTGCCGATCACTGGATTGCAGAAGTAGTGGATCAGGCGATTGGGATATTTCTTTTTGAGCAACGGCACCAGGGAGAGCGTCATGATGATATCGCCGATCGCGCCGGGACGGTGCAGGGCGATCATCTTCTTTTTGATGTAGGTCATGTGGCCCGGAATAATCGACGCGGGCTCCTGTTTGAGCTCCGCCATCGGCGTAGGCGCCCCCGGTCGCTTGCGCACAACAAACTCGATCGCCGCCTCCCCGATTGGCGTGCGCGTTTGATCCATGCGTTCTAGACCGTAGCGATAGGTGCCGGTTATCTGCTCGATCTTGATGACGTCCGCGGCCTCGCCGAGAGAGGCGATCACGTCAATCAGATTTGCCGAATGCTCGCTCCATGACTTTTTCTTAAAGATCGTGAACGTCCATTTGTGGTCGCCGTTGAACGTCGACGGGAATATGCCTTGCTCGTACATATCCTCATCGGGGACCGTCACGATCAGATGGCCGCCCGGTTTCAAGATCCGGAACCAGTTTTTGATCGCGATATTTGGGTTAGGCAAATCCTCGAGGCAATGCGAAGAGTGAACGAAGTCGTATTTCTCATCCTCGCACTGGGACATGCCTTCGGCATCGCCGTCCGCCCTGTCCCATGACTGGCAAGCCGTCATCAGCGGGAACAGCTCGATGTATTGCGCGAGCGCGTCATTGCCGGAGCCGATATCGATCCCGTTGCCGCGGAAATAGCGCGAAACGAAATTGCTGTCGTGCAGCCGACGTTGAACGGCCTTCGAGGTTTCGTACATCAATCCTCCTAGTCCGAGAAAACGAGTGACGTGTTGGAGGTAAACCGTGGCCTAAGCTTATTGAGAGAGGCGATCGCATTGTCGGCCAGGCGCTTCACCGTGTCGTGAGGCGTCTTGGGGTTTGCCAACAGCATCAGGCAGGCTTCCAGACAATCTAAATAATGTTCGCACCAGTAGGCATTGACCGCGAACTCATCCTGCAAGCCGAAATCGTAAATCCACGGCTCGACAAAGAGCCCGTTCGGTGTGGGCGTCCGTAACCTGCCGCGCGCTATCGTCATGCCTTCCTTGTTCTTACCAAGCTGGCGGCACAGGAAGGCCATGGCGTGATG